AGGAAGTAACCAATGGCAAAAGTAGCGCAGAGACAAGTACTTGCAACAATAGTTCCAAGCACTTTTACCAATAACGCCAAGCAACAAACCAACGTTCAGGTTAACCTCCCGCGTTGGAACGAGTTCCGCTTCGCGCAGGTCTCAGGCGGTGAAATCACTGCATCTGTTGAAAAGATTTATGAAGGTGGCAAGTCACGACCAACAGTGTTGTGTGCACCCTCCGAAATCGGCGACATTACCCTGACAGCCCACTACGATGACGACATGAATTCAGCGGAAACTGCTGCTGGAATTGGTGCAAAAATCAAGGGCCTCCGCAAGTATGTCGGTACGGCTTACTACAACATCACAGTGTCTGTTTACGACTGCGACATCAAGGACCCAACAAACGACCGCGTTTACACAAATGCGCTCTTGGTTGGAATGACGGAGCCAGAAGGCGACTCGTCTTCGGGTGCTCCTGCAACATTCGCCCTTACATTCGCAATTTCAGACGTCGACGCCCAATAAATCGCCTAGTTGCATTTTTGGCTAGCCATAATGTGCTAGTTTCTGCACTATGAGCGAAAATGCATTGTACGTAAGCGAAGATTCCGATGACGCAAAGGGTGGCAAAAAGTCACCTCAGCGTGACCTGACAGCATCAAGCGTTAAGGAAGAGACACAACTCGACCGCCTACGCTCTATTGTTAAGAAAAAGGTTGAGCGTCCGGTAGTCCACATTCAGGTCCCAGAACGCCCTGGTGTTAGCGTCATAATTAGCCCAAACATCACTCAGTCACAGATGAAAAACTGGCGTAAGAATGCTGGCGAAGACTCAAGAAACGGTCTTGACCCAACAAAGTTTGCTTGCCTTGTTATTGGCCATTCAACTGTTGGTATCTGCATGGATGACGTTGAGATTTTTGACGAAAATGGCAATAATCTTAATTTTGCCCACCCGCTTATTCTTGAAATGACAGAGACAACACGTCCAGTCCCCGATGCAGTTCGGGCACTTTTCGGTGTTGACCCCCACGTTGAGTCAGCTGCTCTCGCAATTCTTGATGCGGCCGGATATTCAGATACGGTTGCCGCAGTGGACCCTACGAAGGAGTCTTCGACGAACTAGTCGTAGATTCCACAGTCGCATCAGCAGCAAGGCTCGGAGAGCTTTTTCACGTAAACCCATTAGAAATAATGGATGTAGACGAAACTGACTGGTTGCTACTATTGGCCTGTGCTAAAGTTATAGGCAACGACCGCGAAGAGCAAGAGCGAAAGTCGAAGACTCAGGGCATATAGTCCATAGCTCGGCAGCCTTACACTCACGTGACTTAAAAATCACTCGGAGTAGGAATGGCAGACGAAAACGTCGACATTAAGATTAGGTTTGACGCCAAAACGGCGGACCTTAATCGTGCCATCGCAAAACTTGCTGTACTAGAAAAACAAGTAAAGAAGCTCTCCAGCGGTAGAGAAGAAGCGTTTGCGCGACGAACAACAAACACCCTTAGCAATGTAACCAAGGGCTGGAAGCGTAGTTTTGACTTCATAGATGCCGGTGCAAAAATGGCCGGTAAGGGACTCACCAAGTTTCTTGGATTAGCCATAAAGGGTGTAGTCGTAGAAATGGGGCTCCTGGCTGCAGCAATGGTTGGCGTCCACGCACTGTTTGTCGCTGGCCAATTTATAATGAAGGCGTACCGAGGGGCAATGCAAATGCTGGCGGCAGGCGCAGCTGGTGTAACAGTCGCTATGGCTGCTGCGTCTGCAGCAATCCGTGAGCAGCAGGCTGCAATATTTGCCTATAGAGGCAAGGGTGCTCCGGCTTTTGGTTCAGCAATGAACCAGACCCGCATGGGGATGCGCAACCTTCAAAGCGATGCAAGTTTAGCGACTTTAGGTGTCGAGGCATTAAATAAGGCCTACGGCAATATGTCGAAGTCAATGAATACTGCCCAGATAAATAAAAGCGGCGGTGCAATAAAAGCATTGATGGATTTTGGCTCCGCTGGTCAAGACCCTGCAAAAGGACTAGAACAGGTATCGATAGTAATAGCATCTTTGTCTGATAAGAAAAAGGGAATTTCAGATGTCATAACAGAGGCCAAAAAGCTTGGCCCAGAGATGGAGCAGGCCCTAAAAAAAGCCAACGTTAAGACAAAGAAGCAATTTCAAGAATTGCTCATGTCTGGGGAGCTTGCTAAAAGCGGTGGCGTTACGGGCCAGTTTGATGCCGTAAATGGCACCCTAATTAGTCAACTAAAAGGATACTTCACTCGCCTGCGTGGTGAGTTTGCAGACTTTGGTGACCAGTTCCTAGAACCGCTAAAGGAAGCTTTCGACCGAGTCTTTGGAACAATCAGACGTGACTTACAGCGCGTAATGGGCGCTATCATGTTCAGCTTTGGCACCCAGGGTGTTATTGATAATTTTTCAAGTGCTATAGAAAAAGCATCTAACTGGCTCGTAAAAATGATTCGCGAATATCTGCCTGGAGCTATAGGCATGTTCGACAGAATCGGTGATTGGTTTACTAGATTTAAGCGCGGGTGGAACCTTGTACTTGACCAAACCAGACCGCTCATAGACGGTGCTCGCGTTCTTTACAAAGCATTTGAGCCAGTTTGGGACGCGCTGAAGCGTGGGGCAGACAACTTAACCCTGTTTCGCGAACTGCTTATACAAAACCAAGACAATGTTCAAGAATTTGGTGAACGTATTGGGAAACTGATTGATTCACTTTCTAAGTTCTTCATGAACATGAAGAAAATGTTTATGGATATGCTTCCGTTCCTTAACGACCTTGTCTCTGGCCTGACGACAGTGTTTGACATGATTTCCAAGATATTTACTTCCGGCGCAGGCAAAGGTCTAGCTGGAGCGCTTGCCCCTCTTATGGGGTTTTCTATTTTGGGAAGAGCTCTTTCTGGAGTAAAGGGACGCCTAATGCCGAACGTTGGCGCAATGTCCGCACAGCAAATGAATGTAACGGCAAACAACGTTTCTATCGCCAACCCAGTTGGTCCAGTGGCGGGGTCGCGAACAATGTTTGGCGGTGGACCACTTTTTTCTGGGGCACCTGGCAGCTATCCGTCTGGACCATCTGGGACACCTGGAGCAACATCATCTGCAGGAACAGCAACAGCAGCAGGTAGTGCAGCGCTTGCTGCTCTCTCGTCGGGCAAAACTTCTGGTGGAAACTTTTTAAAGATGCCAAGCGGAGGAGCAGTAAGCAAACTTGCAGACAATCCACGCAACACACTTAGATACAACATGCTCACTGGAAGCAGGATGACGGTTCGCGGGAGCGATATAAATCAACGAGAAAAAGAACGGTTTACTCAACGCCAACAATTGGGACGTGGCCTTGGCTATTACATGTTCGGTCAAGCTTCTAACCCATACGCGAAAATGGAAGGAGATGCAGCAGCTCGTGCCTCCGCCCGCTTTGAGGCAACACAGGGGCTGCAGAGCCTGTCTATGGACGAGCTACATAAAGTAGCGGTAGATAAACATGGAATTACTGGGTTGACCGATAAGACATCACGTACAGACGTAATTGCACGAATACAAGGTTCTGCTGGGTATAAAGATGAAGATTACGCCGGAATGAGGAAGGTAGGACTCGGAGAGGCGATTAAAAACACGAGAGGAAGAATGCGCTTTGCCGCTACGGGGGTAATGGATAGGGCACAGTATGCAGGAAGACGTGTTTCTGGGGCATACCAAGGAGCCATGGCTTACTTTAATTCTGGTGCATTTAATCCTGAAACAGGTGAATATTACGACCTTAAAGATGCTCGTGACAAAATAGATGAGCGGTTCCAGAAAACCAAAGATGAAGCTGGTGGCAGTAAAAGAAAACTTCTTAGAGGAAGAATAGATAGGGCAAGAGATTCAAACAGGCTTAACAGAACGTATGGAAAATTTGGCAACGCATACAATGTGAAGTTTGCTAAAAGCGCCAGCGGACGTATGGGTGCAGGCATGGGTCTTGGTCTAATGAGCCAAGTCGCTCCAGAAGAAATGCGTGGAGCAATGGCGCTGGGTGCAACTGTTGGACAAATCGACCCACGTTTGGGAATTGCTGTTGCCGGAATAGGCGGAGCCATGAAGGCTCAGGGAGCAATGAAGGGTGCCCTCTCTGGCGCTGCTGGTGGAGCTGCTTTAGGCGGAATGCTTGGACCGCATGGAGCAGCAATCGGTGCCGGAATCGGTCTTGTTGTTGGCGGCATTATGGGTGCCGTTAATAAGGGAAAACAGCAGCTAAAAGAAGCCAGGGAAACTGTACACAAGAGTCTTGGCGAGTTTTACATGGCTAGCCTGAAGTCGTCAGGCGAACAGTTTGAAAAAAACCGTAAGATTCTTGAATCCGGCGGGAGCCTCGAAGGCAAATCTGGAGCTATGCAGGGAGCTGGAGCCAAATTTGCAGCCGCACAAGGGAAGGTGCGCACTTCAATACTTTCAGCCATAGAAGCAGGGGGCGGAGGGTATGGAAGCGGTGGCGACAGGGAATTCTATGACCCCAAAAAAATACTTGACGAATATTACAAAACTGAAGAGGGAAGCAAAGTATCTACTGAGGATAGAAAGAAACAAAAAAAACGTGCCACAAATACGGTTCGTGAACTTCTTAAAGCAACCGACCCAGCAGTGCAGACGCAGCTCAAGGAAATTGACAAAGTCAACAACGACAGAATAGCTGCCCTTTCCCGCGCAACAGGAAAGAGTGGAGCAGAGTTAGAGCAATTAGCAAAAAGTATGGGCGTGGACCTATATGACGCAACGGTCCAATATGACGAACTTCTTGGGAAATTTACTGCGAATCTCAGGAAAAACAAGGAGCAATTAAATGCCGCTCTTACTGATACCTTTCTATCTGGAGCTAATCCTTTTACGAAAAAACGAGAAGCAGGAGAAGCGCAGTATGCGCTAAACCAAAACTTTAGACAACTTGGCGACATTCTTCGTGGCGGCGGCACTAAAGCAGAAAAAATGGGTGCTGTCGACTCCAGTATGGAGCAAGCATTCAGTCAGATACTAACGGTTGCTGGTGGCGATGCTTTTAAGGCATACGACATATATAACAGAATGTTTATGTCTGGTGCAGACCAGGGAATATTTGCTCAAGGTGCAGAATTTGAAGGCCAATCAGAACATTTCCTCGGAAATGCAACATTTAATGAATCTTCTAGATTAATTACAGAGGGAGTTAACTCTGAAGCAGCAACGCAAATTCGTGGCTATCTCGCAGAGAAGAACATGAGCGTTGACACTGGATTGCTAGAAGCGTCTCTAAACAAGATGACACCAGACCAGCAACGGAGTCTTCTTTATGACCTCAAAACAATGGATGAGGACACAAGTGTTCCAAAAGCTGGCGAGACAAACGACCTAAAAAAGGCCCTTAAGAGAAAAACAGGGGGCGGAATAGAGCAGGTCTTGGCTACCGCCTATGGCCTTGAGGGAATAGCAATTACTGGTGAAAAAACTGAGAGCCTGGACAAGATAGCAACAGCCGCCACAGACTTCTCTACCGCTGCAGACGGTCTCAAAACAGCAGTCGAAACATTCAATACCAACATGACTGGATTCTTCGACGCCCCTCTCGGTAATGCACCGGAATGGTGGAAAAAAGGACTGAAAGTTACCGGCGAAGGTGATGACATGCGCCTCATGCCAGACGCAGACACATCTACTCCTCGTGCAGGACAAGTTGGCGATACTGCCACAAGCAAGCTTTCTCAAACAATGTCCCGTCATGCTGCGATGAACGGTCAGCTAACAGGTAAAAGAACAGTTACATCGAGCCTGCGAAACTATGCGCTTGGTTCACCAAGTTCCGACCACGCAACTGGTTCAGCATATGACCTCACTGGACAAAATCTTGGACAATACGCCAAGCTTGTTCATGCCAACGGTGGGTTTGCTGAGTTCCATGGAAGCATGGCGAATAGGCATCTACACGTAGTCCCAGGCCCAGGAGTTGGGGATACCAGCACCTCCCGGCCAATTTCATCCGTAACTACCGGCGGTGGGGGAACAACGAATTACTATTCAATCGAGATAAATGGTGGAAATGCCTCTCCAGAAGCAATCGCAAACATGGTAATGGCAAAACTAAAAGACCAGGAACGCTCAAACAGGGAGCGCAGATAATGGCAGTTGGAAATATTGTTTACGTTACGGTTGGGTATACGCAGGGGGACAATGCGAGCGTCCGCAAAGGATACCCGATAAGGCGTAAATATAAACAAACAGAGAATACTCAATCTCCAAAATTCCCATCTTCGTACACTGAAGTATCTAATCAGTTGTACTGGTTCCCATTCACGTCACTTGGGGCATCAGACGAAAACTATATACCGTACACAATCGGCGATGAATATGGGTGGTCCGACGACCAAGCAAAACGTGCACCACAAATACCGTACACCAACCCACGCACGACAAAATATGATGAGTTTCCTACTGGGCATAAAATAGTCTATGGCGGTTCTATATACGTAGCAACACGACACACATTTGATTGGTCTGAAACAAAATTCGATGTATCCATAAACCCATACAAAACCGCACGTGTACATAAGTGGCGTAGATTTACTGATACGTCGGACACCTGGACTCAGTACTGGTACCACCCGCTGCTTCGGAAGTTCTACACACTTGCGGAAACAGACGCACTCCAGGAGTTGCCAGACTTTAATGAACCGACGCAGTCCAGGTGGGATAGGTTTGTTGGAGATTCAAAGGACATGAATCTAAATAATTTTACATTTGCGCAGATACGTGAGCTTGTTTCCACTGGGTCTGCTCTCGCTACTGCAACTTCTGCTGTTCAGTCCCTCGAGCAGCTATCAATGGCTGCACTCTCGGCCGCGCAGCGTGACGGTACTAACGTAAGGACCTCCACGGCACAAATGTCCGGAACGTTTGTTATCAATAGTCAGGCTGGCGGACAAAACGGTCAAGGAGTTCTTCTGCCTGACAATCTTCCTAAAATGATTCAACGGATGGCTACTGGCACGTCGGGCGTAAAAACAATACTTGACACATATGTTTTTAACCTCAGGCCAAACAATATTTCATACTCCAACATTGGGATTACATGGACAGAAGTTGACAGGGTAAATAACTTCCCACTTGTCGACTATAGAAATAATAAACTGATGAAGATAACCTTCGAGTTTGTTGTTGAAGCTCAAGCACAAGGCGTTTCCAGTCTTTACGAATCTTGCGAAGAACGCATACGCCAAGTCCAACGCATGGCAAATCGCCCAGAACTGATTGTGTTTACAAACTTTGACTCACTATTCGGCGAGGCTGTTTTTAGCCAAACCTCTACGGCAACTTATCGTGAATGGGCAATCGTTGATATGTCTATCAACTCCATACAGCGCACACCAGTTGGACCAGATACCGTCCAGGGAGCAATAAGTAGAGCAACAATAAGTATGACAGTTCAAGAGGTGAGACTTACGCCTGACCAGGTCATATTTATGCCAAAACTTAAAAAAACTCCAGCCGTACCGAACACTCCAACACCTGGTGGGGACCCCGAGCCATGCATCGAGTACGCAACCGATGCAGCTGGTTCTGCTTTAACAGGCGTAAAATACAGCCCGTGTTGGTATAAGAACCGTGGCTTGCCGGTTCCGAGTTAGTTATGTCTTCAAAACTGTTTCTTCCATCACGAGTAGACACATACCGCGACAGCCAGAGTGTTACAAACTTTCGTGGACCATTTGAGAAAAAAATTATTATTGCATCTCTGCCAGATAATTTACAAGCAGACATATCTACACACGTTACACAGGCAAGCGTTAGTTACTCTATGTCATTAGCGTCGGAATTGTCTTTTGACGTAATAGACGTTAATTTGCTCATGTCTAGAAATAATTATTTCATACTAGGTCGTGATGTAATATACGAAACACAGACTCTTGGGCGTGTTGATTCATACACAGGAGAAGTAAGACCTGTGCAACAACTTTTTGAAATAGCAGACGTAACCGTTTCGCAGGGACCAGGCGGAAGTGCATTGTACTCAGTTAAGTGTTACACAAAAGCAATACAGCAGATGAAGCGCGATAAAAAGCCTGGCGCTATAAAAGGAAACGGTAGCCAATACATACGCAATGCTGCTCGCAAATATGGACTAGATGTTTACTGGGAAGAGACATCAAAAGCAAAAACCATATCTCAGTCAAGTGGTTCAAAACAAACAGAATCACTTTGGGAAGTCATGCTGAGACTTGCTGACGATGCAAAATTTGTTTTATTTGAAGTTGATGGAATTATTGTATTTGCATCAGAAAAATTTCTTATGCATAAATGGGGAACAAACATTAGATATGTTGAAAAAACTACAATTGACAAGAAAACAAAAAAGAAAAAGAAGAAAAAACTGGTACGCAGGTTTATTCCACTGCAATGGCCAAACGGTGGAGATGATTATATTGGCACACCAGGATACTTTAGGCTCGTAGAACGCCCAACATTTCGTAAGTCCGCAAACGACCCGTATGCGGCTGAGGGTAGCTGCATGGTCGAGCGATTTAATGCCACGCAAATACGTCCAGGCATGACGGCTTATGTAGGTATGGTGCCCAACATGTCTGGGTACTACTTGGTTGATTCAGTTTCTTTCAACGAAATGGTCCCCGACCCTGTAAGTGTGTCTTTTAGGACGCTCACACGTGATGAAGAAAAAGAAAAAATAAAACTTCTTCCAATAGGAACAAAATATCAACAGACTGCAGTAATAGGTCAGCCAATAAGAACAACTGCCGATACTGCAAAAATAGAAAAAGGAAACCCAATTTCTAGGCCAGCAGCAGACAAGCGAATCACTGGCGAAAACCTTCCGACAGCGGAATTTAGATATAGATATCCATTGATGGAGTATGCGAACATATCACGAACCTACGCTGCCTATTTGGGGAAAATGGAAGACAGCACAAACTCCAGAAACACGGTCTTAATTACTGGAAACATTGACTTATGGGAAAGACCAGTATTGCTTGTTAAAAACAATGCCGGAACTCAAACATTGGGCTACCAGACGTTATTTTCAATTACCCACGTGGTTGAGTCTGGCTCGGAATTTAGAGCCATACTTCTTCCCAGTATCTACACCGAAAATGGTCAGCCCGTCATAAAAACAGAGGCTCAAATAATAGAAAAATACAACAACGCCGGTGGGTACTCGGGAACAGCTAAACACCTTGGTGTTATAGCTGGACCAACATTTAATGAAGCAGTTTTGAACGCGAGGGATTATGGAATTCTACTTTCCCTTCAAAGTGACTTAGTTACGAGCAAGCGTTTCCCAGGATTCAACTTGTCAACACTTGTTGCAACCCCCGGCTCTTTGGATAGTCAGTGGTGAATAATGACTCTTAACACATTTAAAATAGTAGTAAAGTTGTAATTATGCGCCCAGACATAGTCAATAGAGATAAGTCATCATCGCACCCCCTGAAGCCAGGGAGGTTCTATATGGGCATAGTCAAGTCTGTTGACTCTCGTGGGGCAGCGACTATTCACGTATCTGAGCTTGGCTCATCCTACGATAAAGTTGTACCACTAAATACAACAAACCTTAACCATGTTGCGGTTGGCGATGTTGTTAAATGTACATTTTCTGACGAGTTTTTTACTGAGCTTATTGTTCTTGGTGTATCCAATATCAAAGAAGTTCCAGAAGTAAGTTCTTTCGCCCCAACCATTTCATCTCCCGTTTCTGGTCAAGTTATTAAATACAACGGCACGAGCTGGATAAACGAATCAGAAGAGGGGTTTGCTTACAAGGTCGGAGACACTGGACCGGGTGGTGGCATTATCTTCTTTGTTGACCGTTTTGACGAGTATGCAGGGTTTACTTATCTTGAAGTAGCCCCAGTCAGTACTCAGGTTCTAAGAGTTTGGGCTACAGATACAGACCCAGGACCAGGAATTGGCAATCAGCAGACCGGAGTTTCTGGTGCTGATTCAAGGGCACTTGGTGATGGTTACCAGAACACCTTAGACATAGTTGCTCAAGCAGGCAATGTTGCCGCAACTTGTGCTGCTGCGTATTGTGCTGACCTAACTTCGGGTGGTCAATCAGACTGGTATCTCCCAAGTATTTCAGAATTACAACTAGTTCGCAATGTTGTGTACAATCAACTGGGCGTTGGCGGTTTCCTCAATTCCTCGTATTGGAGTTCAACCGAGAACACTGCGAGCAACGCTTGGTACTACACTTTTCATACAGAACTTTTAGACACGCTAAGCAAGACGCAAAACCAATACGTTCGCCCAGTGAGAAGGTTCTAATGGATTCCATCGTTTTCCCAATTCAATTTGACAGTACTGGCATAAAAAAACATCAAGACGGCACAACTGACTATTATTCACAGCTTTTGTCGATATGCATGCTTACCGAGCCAGGAACACACCCGATGAGTCCTCAGTTTGGAGCCTACGACCCATCTTTCCGCGTTATAGATAAAAGCATATTTGTCTTGAATGCGTCTCAGTTTGTTCCAGAAGTAACAATAACGAATATTGACATATCCGAAAAAGATTCTAAAGACGGGACAATGAAAGTTGCCGTCTCTTTTGACATAAACATATAGAGGTTCCACAATGCCAGCAGATTTTTCAGAATATGTAGACCTTTCGATATTCGACAAAGAACCAGGAGATATTTACCGAGACTCTATTGAGCTTGCTCGGTTATCGCTTCCTGACTTCAATTTGCGCGTTGGCACGCCAGAAGATGCGATTTTTCAGGCCGCAGCATACGTAAGCGCACTTAACATTAATGCAATCAACCGACTGCCAGACAGGCTTATGGCAGGAATAGTGTCAATGTTGGGTTATCAGCGGCAAGAAGCAATACCAGCCGAAGTAGACGTAGAGATAACTGTTGGCTCCTACGATGGTGGGACAATCCCTGTTGGAACAGTTTTTGTATACGACTCCATATTTGAAGACGAAGTACAGCAGTATGCTTTTCAGTTGACATCATCATTAACTATCCCTGCGACCAACGAAAACACTTTCCCGTCTGAAATAGCTACCATTACTGCAATTGAGGCTGGAGTAATGCCCCCCTTGACAGCTGGGATAGAGTTATCAGCAATCTCTTCAGGTACTGACATAATTTCCGTAGTCGTTGCTAGTAATGCCAATTTTGCCAACGGTCTTAATGCAGATATGGATAATGAGTACCTATCCAAAGCCACAACATATTTGCGTTCTCTTGCTTCTGCACTAGTTAGGCCTTCACAGGTCGATGCATATTTGTTAACAAACTATCCTGGCATTATTTCTCGCGCTAAAACGTTTGACTTAACAAACGGCGACTCAGATGGTGGGAATATTACAAACAAACGCACAAGCGGTGTTATTAAAACATTCCTAGATTCGACTTTAGCAACAATAGAAACAGAAGCTCCACATCTTTTTGTAGTGGGCGACGTTGTTGAGTTAGATATTTTTAATTCATCTGTAAGTGCAACGTTCAATGGGGAACATACAGTAACCAATGCCAGCGATACAACTTTTAGTTTCATAAAAGTCGCTGGAAACTCTGCAAGCACTGTAGTGACTGGTTCGGCATATGCAGGCCAGGACGTATCGGGGTATGTCGCAGTAGTGGCGTATGGGAATAACACCGAGCTTACTTCACCTCAAAAAATCGATATTTTAAGTGAGGTTCGCGCAAAGTCGGTTGCTGGACTTACGATTGACATAATCGACCCAACGTTAGTGACGCTTGAAATAAATGGCTCCATAACTCTCGACCAACAGTATGAGCAGACAGCGCTACAACAAACAATTGAAGATGCTCTTATTGAGTTCCTTAGTCCGTCAAATTTTTCTCTTTCTTTTGACAGAATAAGACAAAGCCAAGTGATATCTCTAATTAGCAATATACCTGGCGTTGTTTATGTTGCGTCCCTGTCTCTTTTGCCGACCGGAAGCGGATGGCTTCCGCAACACGACAACGACCTTCTATTTAGGGACAAAGGCTCCCTGCCTATACTGTCTCTCGACGACATTGACTTCACCTACACATCTATAGACGTGGAGGGGTAGTGTGGCTAGAACTGTAAACTTACTATCCGACGGCAATGCGCTTCTCAGGTTTTCTTCATCTGATGGTGCAAACATAGGTATTTCATCTGTCTCCTACGATTGGGAGGCTGATAACGCGACACTTTTCATTTCTGGAAATGATTTTATTGTCAATACTAGGTATGTTCTTGTCGCGGCCCCAAACGATAGCGACGACATCGTAATCCGCCTTCCGGCAATGCCGCTAAATATTGCAGACAATGGTCGGGTCCTTTCTGCAAACATGAGATTAAAAGTAAATTCACCTGTTATTGTCGACGCTCTTTTATATATTGATTCAGCATCAGCATCATATTCTGCGGTCTCGCAGTCTTATACGAGCGGCTTGTATAGCGCTGTCCATACAAACCAAGTGTCGGTTCCGGACGACAGCAACGTTCATACTGCGACAATTGAAATAACTGTTTCTGGACACTCAACAAATCCAGTTCACATGACAATGCCGCACATTATTCACGATATGGCAATTTTTGAAAACCCGTTTGTTCGACGTTCTAGAACATTTTTGCCAGATTTTTATTTCGAAATAGATTCTGCTCAGACTCAACCATCGTACCCATTTTTCAGGCTAGTTGATATTCTCACATCTGCCGCTGGGGAGACGGTGCTTGAGCACGACAGGATGTATGGTGTTGAAGTTGGGCAAGTACAGCTTCCGGAACAAACTGCAGAATATTGGGCAAGAAGCACATTGGTATCACCACGTTCAGTCCGCGATAACTATATTCCATGGCTTGCGCAGTTTACCGGTGGACCATTGCGTCAAAATATACAAAAACCAGATGGCTCATTGTTTTTCACAAACGAGGGAACAAGACGCGACTTTGTAGAGTGGCAATTAACTGGCGGTTACTACGGTCGTTCTGCTGGCTCAAGAGAAGCAATGACTGAGGCTGCAAAGCAATTGCTTCTTTACACAAAAGATGGTTCGCAAAGTACTTTTTCGGTAGCAGTAACCCCTCGCTACTTGGGTGACCCGTTTGCCGTGCGCGTCCAAACTCTCACAAACGAGACCCCAGACGCAGGCGACGGGGAAGAAAGCAACCTTGTAAAGCAGTCTGTTTCTTGGGCTAAACCTATGGGGTATACAGTTGTTCATCAAACTGTTGACGAATTCTTTTTCTCGTTTGACGACCCCACCTTGGGTCTTCTGGATTCCATGAGGTTTGGATAAAATGATAAAATCAACTATTAACAATTCAGGAGAAATATAATGGCTGGCTCAGGAGTAAGACTGTTCGTCTCTGGCGAAATCGCGTATGCCGCTGACGTAAACACATATCTAATGGACCAGGTGATTAGCCGTTTCCCAAACGCGGCAGCTAGAAACGCTGCATTTGGTAACGGCATCCCTGTATCGCAACCGGGTGGTGACGGTAAACCTCAGATTTCAGAAGGTCGTTTTTGTTACTTAGACGACATTAATGAAGTTCAATTTTACGACGGTGCTACATGGCAGTCTGCATCGCAGTTCACTGTTGGTGACGGGACAATCACAGAAGCAAAACTTGCAGCTAACTCGGTCACATCTGACAAGATTGCTCCAGGAACAATTATTGCTTCAGACGTTGGTAATAACACGATTACAGAAGCCAAGCTGACTACTTCGGTAGCCGGAAATGGTCTTTCTGGAGGAAACGGAACCGCGCTTGCCGTAAATGTTGAC